TTTATTTACAAAAGACTTGCGTAAGATAAAGCAGACGCTTGAGTACGCTATGGAAAAGTACGAGAAGTCTTTGACTACAGCTACACTTGAAGCTTTGTTCTATGCAAACAATGGAACAATGACTACTGCAAACAAAGAAGTCTTTAGAGATTTGTTTAGAGAGATAGACAGAGAGACACCTCTTAATAATGATATAGCTACAGATGTTTTATCTAAATTATTTCAAAGAGTAGTAGGAGAAAAGATAGCTAACATCGGATTGGATTACGTAAATGGTAAGTCTCACAGCCTAGAAGCTATACGTAATGTAATCACAGACTACCAAGATGACTTCATGCCTAACCTCAAGGTTGAATGGGATGACATCAGCATGGATACGCTACTCAAAATGAACCAACAGCAAGCACAATGGAAGTTTAACATTCCTAGCCTTGGTCGCAGAATAGAAGGTGTGAGTGGGGGTCATTTAATTATGGTAGGTGCAAGACCTAACACTGGAAAGACAAGCTTCCACGCTTCTCTTATAGCCTCTGAAGGGGGGTTCGCTTCTCAAGGTGCAAAATGTATGGTGTTAGTCAACGAAGAATCCTACGATAGAGTAGGTGAAAGGTACATGAATGCAGCTACAGGAATGACAAGTAAACAGATCGTAGCTAACCCACTTAAAGCTGCACAAAAGTACAACCCTGTACTTGATCAGCTTGTACTAAAAGATACCACTGGTAAAACGATGGAGTGGGTTGAAGCTGTCATCAAAGGATACAAGCCAGATATAGTTGTACTAGACATGGGTGATAAGTTTGCTTCACGTACTAGTGATAAGTCTGATGTCTATCTAAAGGATGCCGCCATTCATGCACGTAACATAGCTAAACAGTATGACTGTGCTATCTTCTATATGTCTCAGTTATCTGCATCAGCACAGAATGTTGTCAACGTAGATCAGTCCATGCTTGAAGGTAGTAAGACAGGTAAAGCCGCAGAGACAGACTTAATGATACTCATATCAATGAACAGAGTAGACTACGACAGTGGTGAAAAAGATCCAGAGAGACACTTGATTATATCTAAGAATAAGTTACAAGGTGGATGGCATGGTCGCATAACAGTTGAGTTAGATGGAGATACAGCTAGATATTCAGCATAGATATAAAGGAACACTAAATGCAATTAGATCTTTTTAAAAATCTGCCGCATAAAATAGAAGGCTTATCTAAAGTTTGCAAAAAATGTAATATTTTAAAGCCTATAAGTTCTTTTAGACTCTATCGTAGAGCTACAGGAGATCGTAATTCTAGAGACAGTAAATGCAAAGACTGTTCTCGTCACGCAAACGAAGTAATAAAAAAACTCAGAGCTATTTCTCCAACACCAGAAGGACATTGTGAGTGTTGCCATGTAAAGACAGATAAACTTGTATTAGATCATTGTCACGATACTGAAGTGTTTAGGGGTTGGTTATGTCCCACTTGCAATCTTGGTATAGGAGTTTTAGGAGATACACTTGAAGGTATTAATAATGCACTAAATTATTTAAATAAAACACATAAGGAGATAATAAACAAATGAGACTAGTACTAGATGTAGAAAACACAGTAACAAAGAGAGATGGTAAGACACACCTTGATCCCTTTGAGCCTACCAATACATTAACACAGGTAGGTATACAGAACCTAGATAACTCTGATGAGCAGTACGTTATGACGTTTGATCACGTTGACTATCAAGACATATCGGGTGACCGGGCAAGACAACTACAAGCTGTGTTAGATAACGCTAATCTAGTGGTAATGCACAACGCACAACACGACTTGATGTGGCTGTGGGCTAGTGGTTTTAAGTACGATGGTGACATATATGACACAATGTTAGCTGAATATCTTCTACTTAGGGGTCAAAAACGTCCTCTGAGCCTTGAAGCGTGTGCAGAGTATCGTGAATTAGATCATCAGAAGGACGACACGCTCAAGAAATACTACAAAGATGGGTATAATACGAATGAGATACCTATAAAAGAGCTAGATCACTACCTAAGATGTGATTTAAATGCAACTGCGTCACTATATCACAGTCAAGAAAAGGACTACGCTACTGCTGAAAGTCAAACCTTGCACAACGTCAGAGACATAACCTTCAATGTATGCAAAACACTTACTCGTATGTACATGAACGGCATAAAGATTGATGCAGATGTCTTGCAGAGTGTACGCAAAGAGTTTGAAGATGAGAAGGTAGCGATAGAAGACAGGCTCAATCTTACAGTACGCAAGTACATGGGTGACACACCAATCAATCTCAACAGTGGTGAACAAATGTCTAAAGTGTTATTTAGTCGCACCCCCATTGACAAAAAAACTTGGGTGGATACATTTGAGTCTATATCACCTGAAGAGTTTAAAGATACACTTAGTACTTACAGTACTATACTAAGTAAAACTAAAGCTAAGATGTGTTTTAAGTGTAAAGGAAAAGGTAAAGTATTTAAAATAAAGAAAGATGGTAGTAACTTTAAAAAGCCTAGTGGTTGTCCAGACTGTAATGCAAAAGGATACTTACTGTTAAACACAGGAGTTGTAGCAGGGTTTAAGTTATCACCTAGAGATAAGTCGTGGGTAAATGCTAATGGTTTCAAGACAGGTAAAGATAGTCTCGACATACTTATTAGTACAGCACGTAACAATAAAATGAATGAGGCAGTATTGTTTATACAAGACGTTAAGAGATTATCTGCACTGACATCGTACCTATCTACATTCGTAGAGGGTATCAGTATCTTTACTAAGCCTGATGGTTTGCTCCACGTTGGACTGACACAACACATATCAGCTACAGGTAGGTTCAGTGGACGTAACCCAAATATGCAGAATATGCCTCGTGGTGGTACGTTCCCTGTAAAGAAAGTATTTGTATCACGATGGGAAGGTGGACACATCTTGGAGGCTGACTTTGCACAGTTAGAGTTTCGTGTAGCTGCACACCTATCTGAAGATAAGACAGCCATTGATGAGATTAATACAGGGTTTGATGTGCATAGTTATACAGCTAAAGTTATAACTGATGCAGGTCAGAAGACATCACGCCAAGAAGCGAAGGCTCATACATTTGCTCCTCTCTTTGGGGCTAGTGGTTACGGCAGGAGTAGAGCAGAAGCCGCATACTATACACACTTCAACGATAAGTATTCAGGCATAGCTAAGTGGCACAAGTCTCTCGCTAAAGAGGTACTTGCTACAGGTAAGATAACTAATGTGTCAGGTAGGCAGTATGCATTTCCTAATACACAACGCAGAGCAGGTGGTAAGGTTACTCACTTTACTATGATTAAGAACTATCCAGTACAAGGATTAGCTACAGCAGACATTGTTCCTGTAGTAGTTATGGAACTAGAAGAAAGACTAAGACCTTTGCAGTCTTGTCTTGTTAACACAGTACACGACTCAGCCGTAGTTGATGTACACCCAAACGAGAAGGAGTATGTGCTACAGATTATAAGAAATTTAAATGAAGACTTAGATAAAATAATACACGAAGCCTATGGAATAGAGTTGTGTGTACCAATGTTACTTGAAGCAAAAATAGGTAATAATTGGCTTGACACAAAAGACGTAGTATAGTAAAACTATAGGCTCTTATAACTTATGAAAGGTAAGATAATATGAATACAGAAATAACAGTTGCCACAGAAAATGGTATGTCAATGTCAGAGATGATGGGTGTATCTATTGGTGAAGGTGGTAAGAAATCTTCTAGCCTAGCTAGGATGACTCAGATACACTCAGGTATCATGGGTAACATGAGCGTAGAGGGCAAGTCTATTAAGACAGAAGTTGTGCCATCTGGTGCATACAAGTTGGACTTAGGTGAAGGTAAGGTTGCTTACAGCACTAACCCTTCAGTCAGAGTGTTTGTTATACGACAGCAGTGGACACGATGGGATAGTGAGTCTAATCAAATGCAAAAGACTGTGCTGTCTATTGATCTCAAGGGTGATCTCAAAGATAACGTAGGTGGGTTTAACATTGGAAGACCTACAGGTTACGTTCAAGATTGGGATGGTCTACCTCAAGCTACAAAGGAACTAATGAGACAAGTAAAGAAAACTAAAGTTATCTTTGGTACAGTTACTTTGTCTGATCCTGTAGATGAATCGGGTCAACCTCTATCTGATGTTGGTACTGATATACCATTCATTATGGACATCAAGAACAGAGATAGCATCAAAGCATTGGATATAGCAATCAAAGAAATATCTAGAAAGAATGCACTGCCTATAAACTACAACATATCATTAACAGCTAAAGAGCATACGCTTCCTACAGGAAACACATACTCTTCTATAGTTACACAAGTAAATGATAAGGTAGAGATTGCAGACTCTGATAATGATATCCTTAAAGGATTCTTTGAGTGGGTAACTTGGTCTAATGGATATGTTCTTGATCAATGGGCTACCAAGAATGGAGGCAATACATCAGAAGGTATGTCTGAGATTATAGCTAAAACTATGAAGAAAGACTTAGATGATGCTGACTTCGTAAACGTAGAAGGAGCCGCAGTATAATGGAACACCCTGCTGAACTATCTGTCTATTCTTTTTTAGCTAAAGCTATGGCTGGGAAAGCTTCTGTATCCAAAGATATTATGGATCAGGTAGCAACAGATGTATCTAATGCTTTAGACAAGCAGTTCAACGGGGAGCCTAGAGATGAGTTCAAGCTTCGGATGTCCAACATAGGTCGTCCGAAGTGTCAACTCTGGTTTGAGAAGAATGACCCTAAAGATAAGACTCCGTTTCCACCTCACTTCCTAATGAATATGTTGTTAGGTGATATAGTGGAGGCTGTCTTTAAGGGTTTACTTCGGGCTTCTGGTGTCCAGTTTGAAGACAATGACAACGTCACCTTAAAGTTAGGTGATGATAAAGAGATACAAGGAGAGTACGATTTAATCTTAGATGGTAAAGTTGACGACATAAAGTCTGCATCCCCTTGGTCATACAACAATAAGTTTGTGAACTTAGAGACACTACAACAAGGGGATAGCTTTGGTTACATACCTCAACTTGTAGGGTACGCTAAAGGAGCAGACAAAGATGTAGGTGGTTGGTGGGTAGTCAATAAAGGTACTGGTCAGTTCAAGTACGTTAATGCTTCATCAGTAGATAGTAAAGAAGTCTTAGATAACATTGAAAAAACTTATGACTACATAAATAATGATGAGCCTTTTAAGCGTTGCTTTGATGCAATAGAGGAAACATTCTACAAGAAACCTACAGGTAACAAGAAGCTTACAACTGAGTGTGGCTTCTGTTCATATAAACATAAGTGTTGGCCTACTTTACAAACACGACCATCATTAGTATCACAGGCCAGAGAAAAACCAATGATAGACTACGTACAAATAGGAAAGGAAGTAGCATGACATCAATTACAATAGATAATGTAAGGCATGAAGAGGCAGACTTAACAGAAGATCAAAAGAAGTTAGTGCAAGAGGTTCAAATAAACCAGAACGCTATAACTCTACTTGACCATCAACTTAACTGTCTTAAAGCAGCAGGTACAGTAAAACTAGCAGAGCTAAGAAAGATACTGAAACCTGTTGAAGAAAAGACAGATGCCAAAAGCACGTAGGCATAATGCGTACAGATATCGTAGCGGTCTTGAGAAACAGATCGCTGCGTTCTTACAAGAGGTACAAACCAAAGTAAGATACGAGCAGCTTAAAGTAGAGTGGGAAGACTTGAGGTATCGTACCTACACACCAGACTTTTTGTTAGACAACGGAATCATAATAGAAAGCAAAGGGATCTTCGACTCTGAAGATAGGCACAAGCATACTTGTATAAGACAACAGCATCCAGAGTTAGACATTAGATTTATATTTAGTAATGCTAAAGCAAAGCTTTACAAAGGAGCTAAGAGTACGTATACAGATTGGTGTGAGAAGAATAACTTTAAGTATGCTCACAGGGTTATACCTGAAGCATGGTTAAAAGAAAAAGGTAAACTAATTAAACATAAACGAATAGTACTAAAGACTGAAAGGAAAGATAAATGAGTATAGATGTACCTAAATATCTATCAGGAAAGAAAAAAGAAGAGGACATAATAAAAGAACCCTCTCACTATACTCGTTACGCTATAGAGCCAGTAACATTTATAATGCAGAATGGCTTTACCTTTGAGATAGGTAACATAATTAAGTATGCAAGCAGGGCAGGACATAAGTTATATGAAGGTATGGATGCAGTAGAGTCAGAGATCACAGACTTAGAAAAGATTAGACGCTACGCAGAGATGCGTATAAATGTGTTAGAAGGTAAGGATGTGCTATGAAATCCTTTAGTGTCACATTCAGAATAGAAGTAGACGAAGAAGCTAACATACTTTCTATGTATGAAGGTGGTCACGAACAAGATGTAAGAGAACTAGTAGAGGATGTATTCTACGACATAGATGATGTACATATAAACAGTATAAAGATACAAGAAAGGTAATAATATGGTAACACACGAGGAGCTACAAAAGATGGGGTACTTTGATAGTAAGTTAGATGTAAACGATACAATAGATCAGTTCACTGCGTACAGTGAGTGGGTAGAGAACATGATTATTACACCACCTGAGAAGAGACTCTTTGAAAATCTATTTGGTTTGATGAGTGAAGCAGGTGAAGTTGCAGGTAAGATGCAGAAGACTATACGTGATGCTAAGTCTGTGTCAAAAGCTGACATGGTTAAAGAGTTAGGTGACGTAGTGTTCTACGCTACAGCTATAGCTAATGCCTATAAGAGTTCACTCAAAGAAGTTGTAGAAGTAAACATGGACAAGCTAAACAATCGTAAGAGACAAGGTAAAATTAAAGGAAGCGGAGACAACAGATAATGCAATACAGATCTAACTTAAACCCTATGCTGAGATCTAAATTCTCAGAAGACATATTCAACCACAAGTACAGACATGACGGAGCAGAAACGTGGGCTGCATTAGCTCACACTCTTGTAGAAGATGTATGTAAATCACCTGACTCAACAGGTAGCCAAGATGCTTACCTATCGAAAGAAGAGAGACAACAGCTAGAAGAATACATACGAGACATGAAGTTCATACCCGGTGGTCGTTACTTGTACTACGCAGGTAGACTCAACAAGTTCTTTAACAACTGTTACCTTCTCAAAGCTGAAGAAGATACACGAGAAGACTGGGCTAACCTATCTTGGAAGTCAGAGAGTTGTCTGATGACAGGTGGTGGTATAGGTGTAGACTACTCTATCTACAGAGGAGAAGGCGCACCAATACAGAGGACAGGTGGCGAAGCATCTGGTCCTATACCTAAAATGAATATGATAAATGAGATTGGGAGAAGGGTGATGCAAGGTGGCAGTAGAAGATCAGCTATCTACGCTAGTCTTAACTGGCGACATCCTGACATAAATAAGTTCTTGGTAGCAAAAGATTGGGCATCAATGCCTGTAGGTAGTACAGGTAAAACTCTCTGGGATATAAAGCAAGAAGACTTTAACTTCCCTGCACCCCTTGACATGACTAATGTCTCAGTTAACTACGATACGGATTGGCTACTTAACTACTACGAAACTGGTGCAGTTGGCCTTACGTTTGAGGCTAATGTTAAACAAGCTATGAAGACAGCCGAACCCGGATTCTCGTTTAACTTCTTTGATAAAGAGAATGAGACACTACGTAATGCTTGTACTGAAGTAACAAGTGCAGACGATAGTGATGTATGTAACTTGGGTTCACTGAACTTTGGACGCATCGAAACTCTTACTGAGCTAAAGGATGTTGTACGTCTAGCCACTATGTTCCTTATCTGTGGGACATTAAAGGCACAGCTACCTTACAATAAGGTTTATCAAGTGAGAGCCAAGAACCGTAGATTAGGTCTAGGCTTCATGGGTGTACACGAGTGGCTCATAAAAAA